GCGCGTGCTCGAGGATGCCGACCATGTCCGGCCCGTCGTCGTTGATCCACTTGCCGTAGTGCTTGCGGATCATGTCGGTGGACGTGTGCCCCATCTGGTCGGCGATCCACTCCAGCGGCACCGCGCCGGTGGTGAGCAACTGGCTGGCGAACGTGTGGCGGCAGTTGTTCGGCCCGCGGAAGCGCACCCCGGCCGCTTTCAGGTGAGGACGCCAGAAGCCCTTGAGCAGCATGTCCGAACTGGTGTGCGCCGCACCGGTGCTGGAGTTGTGGAACACGAAGCGCAGCTTGCGCACGCGCACCGTCTTGTTGTCCCGCTCGGTGACGTCCACCAGTACCGGCTCCAGATCGCGGGTCAACTCCGCCTGCGCCTGCAACGCCTCGCGCGCCGGCCGCAGCAGCCTCACCTCGCGCACCGAGCGCCGCGTCTTCGTCACCTTATAGTGGCCGCGCACCTGGGAACGCTGGAAGCGGACGATGCCCTTGTCCAGGTCGACCACATCCTCCCAGGCCAGCGAGATCGCCTCCGACACGCGCGGCCCCGCCCAAATCATGAACTGCGCCAGGTTGCGCTCCTGCTCGCGAGCGGTCTCCGTCGAGAGGATGGCATCGATCTCCTTGCGGTCGAACGGATCCGGATCGTCCCGATCCGGCACCCGCACCCGCAGCCCCTCGGTGGGGTCATGCGCCATCCGGTTGCGCATCCGGTACAGCCGGAAGATCTGCCGCACCAAGGCGATGATCTCGTTGACCGTCTTGTTGTGCAGCTTCGGCATCAGCTCTGCCTGGACCCACTCCTGCAGGTCCAGGTGGTCGATCTGGTCGGCCTGCCGCGCACCCCACTTCGGGCGGATGTGCAGCTCCGCCCTGCCCTCGTAAACCCTGAATCCGGACGGCGCCACCTCGTTGCGCTTGATGTTCAGCCACAAGTCGATGAAGTGGCCGAAGGTGTTGGTCTTCACCTTCACCGAATGGGGGAAATGGCGGGCATAACTGAACGTGCCGTGCTTGATCTCGTGCCGGATCAGCCCGGCCAGCCGGCTGGCCTGCTCGATGTTCGCCGGCGAGGCATCCCCTGGGAACGGCTCACGGCACAGCTCGCCCTGGTAGCGAAAATAGACGCGCAGCGAATTGCCGCGCACCTCGACGCCTTCGTGCATGGTCGTGCTCACTTGATGGAAACGGCGGGAGTCTATGCCCCGCCAAAGCGAGAGGCCCGTTGCCGGGCCTCGAATGGGTTGGTGTGATTTCTAGAATCGATCGTTAACGGAGCTCATGCGCCACCTCGGTGATTGGGCAGAGCGGCGCGGTAGGCGTCCAGCGCTTGCTCGGCCTGCCTACACGCATGCACGCGGTAATCGACGTGGCTGATGTCAGAGTTCGGGTACTGCCGCACGATTGCTTCCAGTGCTTCCACCAGCCCGCTCTGCTCCGGCTGCTGGACGGTCTGCGCGATGGGGGCGGCAACGTGTGTCTCGGCCAGAATCCGATAGCGGCCGCTGCATTTAGGGCAGGCCGCTCCCATCACGTTCTCTTTGCCGCAGTCAGGGCACTGATCCTCAACCGGGCTCGGCCCGCTCCAGTCACACATCGCGCACGTCGCGTCTGTCTGGTGAGCGTCGTTGATGCCGACATGACCGCAGTCCGTGCACTCGCGGCACTCAACGTATGCAGGCTGCTGCTCGGTCTGCGCGGGGCGGGCGGCTAGAGCCGCGCGAATCAGATCGGCATCCGCCTGTCGGTTGCGACTACCGGCCTGGCTCCGCTCGTAGTTGTCATGTACGAGATTGTCGATTGCGTCATTGAGGTGGTCGGGCAGATCCCGCCCATCCTGCGCCGGGGTTGGATCGGACTTACACGACCGGCACGGAATGCCGCCTTCGTATACGGAAAGCTCTTTGCCGAACCCATTGCATGTAGCGCACTTCGGCGCGGCCACCGGCTGCTGCTCGGTCTGCGCGGGGCGTGTGAGTGACGCCACGATACGATTGTGCTGCGCGACGGTCATCAGAGGCGTCTCTACCTTCGCACACACCTCAAGGGCGATACCGCACTCTTCCGCCGTCAGAACGTCGCCAGATTTGTACAGGACGGCCACCACCTCCGGAGCCTCCAGCTCATCCGGCGCCGGGGCTGGCTTGTTTTGATGATGCTGGCTCATACGACCTCCCCCGGATGCACAAACAGCTCCACCCCACTGCGCAGCAAGTCGCGCTGGGTCTCGCGCAGCAGAGCAGGGTCAAGGCCAAGCTTGCGGGCCATGGCTTCGGCGGCCTGGCGGGCGCCCATGGTGTTGCTGGCTGTACGTTTCTCGCCGCGCACGGTGGCCACGTAGGTGCCGGTGGTGAAGCGGGTGCGGATCTCAACGGGCATAGCGGCTGCCTCCCTGGGCTTTCTTGGCGGCGAGGTTGGCCATGTAGCTGGCCCACTCGGCGGCTTTGCGCTTCTGGCGGATGCGGCTGCAGGTCTGGTGCCGGCGCGTGGCGCGGGCCTTGCCGCAGATGTCGCAGATGCTGGGCAGGTCCAGCCGGTGGCTGGCAATGGTCGGGCGGATGCGGTTGTTCATTGGGCACCGCCTTCGGCCTGGTGGCCGGGGTTACCGTATTTCGCGGCGCCGCATTCGCAGCGGTACAGCCCGCGCTTGGTGATGCGGCCAAAACGACCGTTCAGGTGGCTGGTGACGACGTTGCGGACGAAAGTCCAGCTGTGGCGTTTGCCGACGGTGCAGGGCTTCATGCGTCACCACCTTGCACGACCGGAGCGGCCTGTTGCAGCAAAGCCTTCATGTATTCAATTGCTTGAGTGGCATCGTCATGGGAGCCGCAGAACACTTCGCGGGCCTGGTGCGCCGCACGGTTGACCGCGGCTTGCCAGTCTTCTGGCTCTTCGTCCGCGTCCCAGCCCTGCGCGCTGCGGCGCTCCATCAGGTCCAAAGCCTTGCGTGCTTTGGCGCTAAGCTCCGGGCCGATGCCACAGTCGCCGTCTGCCACGTAATTGACGAACTCCAGCAGGGCGTCGCCCGCAGCCAGCTCATGGCCGCGGGCCCAGCTAACGACCTCACCGCCATCGACGGTGCGGGGGATTTCCTTGCCGAGCGCGCCACGGATAACGATCGTGTCGTAGCGCGGCGTGGTAGCCTGCTCAGCGCTGACTTCAGGGGTTTGTGCTTGCATGGTGCTTCTCCTTGGGTTGGTCAGGCCCTGGTGAGTTGCCGCTCACCGGGGCCTTCTTGTTTTCAGCGTGCGATCAGCAGGAACAGGTCCGGCAGGTGGTTGGCTGCGGCCAGCAGACCGGCCAGGCCGGTGCCGATCCAGCCGGTCATGGCCAGCCGGGCGCGCAGGCTGAGGCCTGGTTCGTCATCGTCGTAGTGCTGCATGGTGCTTCTCCTTGGGTTGGTGCCGGTTGCCGCCGGCGGTGGCTGAAGCTGGACACTTCAGTTCGTATCGATCGGAAAGCAGTGCGAATGCCGCTGCTGCCACGCGTGGATCCTGTCCATTGCCAACGGCTCTAATGCGGTCCACCTGATAGGCCACGTCGTCAGCCACTCGCACCAGTCCGGGTTCAGTCGCCCGTAAAACCCCTTTGTGGTCGGCGGCGTACTCAACGCGACGATCACTGGAAGGTCGGGCGAAATACCCAAGCGCCGCTTGAAGTAGTCCAGGTTGGAGGTCCACTGCTCTCCGTCGGAAGCCTTGAGCGTCGGCCACAATCCATACCCTTTCGCGGGCCTGGTCACCGCCAAGGTCGGCAGTTCCCAGCACTCCCCATCGTGCATCGAACCCCATCGAGGCCAAGTCACCGAGCACGACGTCAATTCCTCGAACAAGCAGCGCTGCGACGTTTTCCACGTACGCGTATCGCGGTTGAACCTCGCGAATGATCCGGGCCATTTCTTTCCACTGGCCGCTGCGCTCACCCTGGATGCCTTTCTTTTCACCGCTGTTGCTGATGTCTTGGCAGGGAAACCCGCCCGAAACCACGTCAACAATTCCGCGCCACGGCTTTCCGTCAAAACTGCGCACGTCAGACCAAATCGGGAAAGCTGGCAGGGCTCCATCGTTTTGTCGTTGCGCCAGAATTTGTGCTCCGTAGGCATCACGCTCAACGGCGCAGACGGTGCGCCATCCCAGCAGGTGGCCTCCGAGAATTCCTCCACCAGCGCCCGCGAAAAGAGCCAGCTCATTCACGCTTACCTCCGCTCTGGTCGGGGTTCTGGAAGATCCAGCACTTCACGGTGGTGCCGCGCTGGGTGAGTTGGTTGTTGCGGCGGTTGAAAGCGGCGCGCACGGCGCTGTCCACGCCCTTGTTGTGGGTGAGGTATTTGCGGGAGCGGCTGTTGGGCAGCAGGGTGCGCAGGGTCGCCACGTCCGCCAGCTTCTGCTTGTGCTCGGCGGCGCGCTCGGCGAACTCGTTGAGGTTGATGGCGATCACGTCCGCCTTCTTCGAGTGGTCGACCACCGGGTCCTCGCTCAGGCCCTGCAGGTAGTCGAACACCTCCCAGAACTCGGCCACCTCGGCCGGGTCGGCGTTGACGGCGGTCTGGCGAGCCAGCGCCATGGCGACCAGCTCGCGCTGCGCGCCGGCGTGCTGCCGATCGGTGAGCGGGATGATCAGCCGCAGGCAGTCGACCAGGGCGAGCAGCTGGGCGTGGTTCTTGATGATTCGCTCGATGCGAATCTCTTTCAGCTCGCGCAGCGCCTGCTCGTGCACCTTCACCTGGGCGCGGAAGGTCTC